AGCTGCTGCAATTGAATATTCAAATCAAGTTAATCAAGTTAATATTGCTAATAATTTAATTAATACATTAGGCGTAAATACAGGATCTGCATTTTTAAATGGTTCTAGCCTTACTGGTGCTTTAGTAGGAAATTCATTTGGATATGTTACTAAACTTTCAAAAGCATATGGCACTGAGGGAGATAGCGGCGGCTCATTAAAATGGTATACTGCTTCAATTGATGTTATACCAGGTAAACAAACATATAGTATACGAGACGCAATATCTGCATCATTAGGTATCATTTTGACAACTAGTTCAGTTGAAATCAAACGAGTACTTCATAATCCTCCACCTGCAATCGTTCGTTATTTTGATCCATTTGTAGGAACAGGTTTAGGATCACAACAATTATTAGATGCATTTGACTTCGGTGGATTCTCTCCGTCGATATCATTTATGATGATGCCAGTGCATGCTGATTTAATGCGTTTGCAAGCAATTGAATTTAATGATCAAGTACGTAAATCATCATATTCATTCGAGATACATGGCGATGATATAAAATTCTGGCCAGTACCAGTAACGCCCACCGGTTCATCATCAGCAACCCCATTTTTCAAAAAAGTATATATTGATTTTATATTTGAAGAACAAAAAAATAACGAAGCACTTTTATTTGGTAATACAGCACTTTTAAACAATGTTGTAAGTGACGCATCAAATATACCATATACATATCAAACCTACGGGAAAATTAATGATATGGGGCGTGCTTGGATAATTAAATATGGTATTGCACTTGCAAAAGAAATGTTAGGATTAATTCGCAATAAATACAGTAGCGTTCCTATTCCTAACGGAGAAGTAACACTTAATGGCTCTGATTTAGTTTCACAAGGACAATCAGAAAAAGATGCATTGATAACTCAATTGCGAGAATTTTTAGATAAAATGACAAAAGAACAAATGATGACACGACAAAATGCAGAAGCGACGCAGATGCATGAAATGTTATCTAAAGTTCCATTAAAAATTTATGTTGGATAAGGAGGACCGAAATGGCAATTTTTGGCGGAATGCGGGATGCAAAATTTTTAGCTGCAATAAACTCCGAATTAATCAACGCAATTATAGATACAGAGATTGAATTTTTTAAATTAATAATTGATCAATCAAATAGTAATTTATATGGAGAATCAGAATCTAAATCATATTATGATTCTATTTTAATTCCATGTGTCATTACAAAAGAAGGCAAAACTGCTAACATGGATGATTATGGGCATTCTTATACAAGAACGGCACAATTTGCATTATCTAGAGATATTTTAGAACGAGCAGATTTTTATCCAGAAGTTGGCGACATTGTATTTTGGGATAATGAATACTATGAATTAGATAATGTAGATGCAAATCAATATTTTGCAGGAAAAAATCCGGATACATGGCCAAATGGAGATCAATTTGGTTATAGCGTGTCAATTATTTGTGACGCCCATGCAACAAGACAAACACCTGCAGGTATAAAAAATCTAAGACGAGGCGGCAACAATTTAAATCCATCGTATAAAGGATAATGAATGTCTAGATTAAATAGAAGAGATATTGATCGAAAAACGAATAAACCCAATCCAGTACGTACTGAAGGTTTAACTCCAGATCAAATTCTAGATCGTTCTCAACAAATTCGTCGAGATGATGATGTTATTCGCACACCTAAACGTACTGTATATGATGTTGATTATGCAATTAAATCATATATTGAAAATGTAATACAGCCGCAAATAACACATCAAGAACAATTGATATCTATTCCGGTAATTTTTGCTAATGGTGAAAAATGGGACAATGTACGTCGTTTAGGTTTTTTGCGAGATGAAAAAGGAATGCTTCAATCTCCTTTAATCATGATTAAACGAAACTCAGTAGCAGAACGTGATAATGTTAAAGGATTAGATGTTAATAGAAATCCATCCGGAAATGTACGTGCATATAAACAACGTTACAATGAACGTAATCGTTATGAAGATGAATTATTTCCGATTCCAAAAAATGAGCCAGCTGATTCTCAAAAAATATATCTTGTAGATATTCCTAGATATGTTAATATTGAATATGATTTAATGTTATGGTGCGATTTTACTACACAATTAAATGATGTAATTGATCAAATTATGCCATATAACAGATTTGCATGGGGTAATGATTCAAATGTATTTCCGGTGCAAATGGGTTCATTTAGTTTTGAAATTGTCAATACGGTTGGAGAAGATCGTTTAGTTCGAGCATCAGTTCCATTAACAGTTCAAGCTGCATTATTATCTTCACAAGAAGCAAGAACGAATACATTACGTAAACAATTTTCAGTTAAAAAAGTTACATTTGAAAATGTAATAGATATTGCTGGAGATTTGTTTGGAAGTACACAAGTTTCATCTAAAATACTTCAAGCACAAAGTTTCGTAAGTAGTGGCGGTTCAGTATTGGTATCAAATGGGTTTGTTACGACTCCAATTGATGCTGCAACGATGTTATATTTAACTAATTTAAGTGAAAAAATTGCAACGTATTCAAATTCAACAACTATAACTGTTAATGCATTAGCTGCAATTAATCCAGTTAATTTAACAGTAGCTTCTAAAAATGAATTTGATATTTATATTAACGGTCAATATGCAGATAAAGCAACATATACATGGACGCCAAGTGATATAACAACACAAACTATAATATTTGATACGTCAGCATTAGGATTAGGATATAATATAGAAGCAGCAGATGTAATTGTAGTGAAAGGTAGGTGGGCATAATGGGAGCTAGACAACTTAGACCAGGACAGTTACGTACCGGTTCATTGTTTGATATTACATCTAGTTTTGCAATATCTGCTTCATATGCAAAAAATGCAGCAACTGCTTCATATGCATTAAATGCAGTGCCATTTCCATTTTCCGGAAGCGCTGTCGTAACTGGTTCATTAGAAATAAAAAGTGATAGGAATAATATTTTTATCATAAAAAATTTTAATGAACAAAACGTATTAACGGTATCACAAAGTGGTGTTGTTGTATTAGCAACACAAAGCATAGAATTAACTAGTGCCGCTCCAGTAGGTGGTATATATTTTACAGCAACATCATTATTCATTGGTTTAGAATAAAAAAACAAAATACATGAATATTTATATATAAAATAGAAAAATAAGGGCAAATAATGGCTACATGGAAAAAAGTCGCCGTCTCGGGCAGTAACGTATCACAATTTAACAATGACTCGGGATACTTAACAGTATCAACGCTTCCAGCGGTAAGTGCATTTTCTACAGCATCATTTAATGGTACTAATTTATTAGCTGACAATAACGCTGGCACTTTAACATTTGCATCAAGTTCTGGAACTGGTTTAGCTATTTCAGCTAATGCTGGATCTGATACATTAACATTTAGTTTAAATGCAGTACCAAATTCTAGTTTAGCTAATTCAGCCGTTACAGTAACAGCAGGTAATGGTTTAACTGATGGCGGTTCTGTATCATTAGGTGGTTCAACTACATTGAACATCGGAGCTGGTACGCATATTACCGTAAATTCAAATGATGTTGCTGTTAATACCACAACTTTAACTCCTGCAGTTTGGGCCGCTTCTGGTTCATATACAGGATCTATTTTTTCTGGAATTACTGGCGATGTAACTATTTCTGCCGCAGGTGTTTCTGCCATCGGAAGTGGTGTAATTGTCAATGCAGATGTTAATGCTTCTGCAGCAATTGAATATACTAAAATTAATTTTGCAGGTTCATCATTTGTATCTGCATCATCTCTTTCAAGTCCAGGTCAAGGCGAAGTTGTTTTAACCACAAATGGTGTAGCAGGTTCAACCATCGATTTAGGATTACAATCTTCAGACTCTCCTCAATTCGTAGGATTAACATTAACAGGCGACGCAGCAGTTAATGGTGGAGATATTACAACTAGTGCTACTACATTTAACTTGGTTAACTCAAATGCAACTACGGTTAACTTTGCAGGAGCAGCAACAACAATTAACATTGGCGATGCATCTGGAACAACAACATTTAATGGCAATGCAATCGTTCAAGGTAATTTTACCGTTAATGGTACTACAACATATATTAACACTCAAGATTTATATGTTGAAGATAAATTCATTCTATTAGCTTCAGGATCTGCAAGTGCAGGAGATGGTGGTATCATTATCGATCGAGGCTCTGATAGCGACGGTAACATTGCATATGGATATGATTCAGCAACAGACCGTTGGGGTTTCCAAAACGGAATGAATGACAGTAGCAACGTATTAGATCCAACTTCTGGAGCAGGCGTTAATGGTGCATTTGTAGGATATGTATTCACTGAAACAAATCATGGTTCAACAAAACCAACCACAGGCGAGTTTGCAGTGCAAGGTGCAATGTATACATCAACTGGTGGAGATATTTGGATTTACGCATAATATTTCTTATAATAAGTTATGGGCATTGTAAATAAAAATAATACTACGCAAAACGTAGTTAAAGATACACCTAGAGTTCCTGGTATAAATCAACTTAGTACGCAGGAACTCGAATTTTTACTAAACATGTTGAGAACCGCAACATTGGTTGGAGAACAAGTAGAAATGTTTTACAACCTGGTTGTTAAGTTACAAAATCAATACATTGACCAACAAGATAAATAACAAGTTATGGATTTATTTGCTATAGATTTAACGCCTCAAGAAATTAGCATTCTTCGTCAAGCTCTAGACATCATTACTATTACCGGTAAAGATGCAAAAACAATTGCCGGATTGCAAATCAAATTGGAATCTGAAATTGCAGAAATTGCAAAAATGATTGATTCAAAAACTCCCACCAAAAGAACAAAATAACATATTTATATTAAAATCATTGTAGGCCGCAAGGAAGTAGGCGTATACACGGCATAAGTGTATGTATCTAACCACAATGAGAGGAGTATAAGTATGCCAAACTATTTAAAACATTATGAACAGCTGTGTTCTAGTAGAAAATTACTACATAGAACTAAAAAAGATGATGTCTATTATGAAGAACATCATATTATTCCTAAATCATTAGGAGGCTCAGATGATACTGATAATTTAGTATTATTTACAGCTCGAGAACATTTTATAGCACATTTATTATTGTATAATCATTATAAAACACTCGGCGGAGAAAGTTTTAGAAAAATGTCATTTGCCTTAGTTTCTATGGCATCAACGAACAAAAATCTAAAACGACATATTTTAAATAGTAGGCAATATGCTTTAATTAAAGAGGCAGCACGAAATTCTAGATTAGGCCATAAAGTTGTAGATACATCTAATTATAAAAAACCCAAATCTGATACTCATAAAGAATCAATTAGAAAAGCACGATTAATTGCACCACCGCGCAGTCAAGCTACAAAAGACAAATTATCAGAAAAATTAAAAGGTCGAGTTAATACTCAAAATTTTATTAAATCTATATGTCCACATTGTGCACATTCAGGTCAACATGTTGCAATGAAACGTTGGCATTTTGATAATTGTAAACAAAATAAAAAAGGAATGAGATATGCCTAGTTGGCGCAAAGTCATAGTATCAGGTTCTGATGCTACATTGAATTCATTAACAACCCCTGCAGGTACAATCAACAACCTTACCGCATCATATGCTATGACAGCATCTTATGCTTTAAATGGTGGTGTAACACAATTATTAGCAGGACCTAATATTACCTTGTCCCCAACAAATGGAAAAGGACAAGTTACAGTTAGTGCTACATTAAGTGGAAGTACAATCTTTAATACAGCAACAGGTTCGTATGGTAGCTTTTATGACACTACAATCCAAACAAACCCCGTAGCTAATATACCTCGTTCAATGTCTTTCGATTCAACAGACATTACAAATGGAGTATCTATTTCTGGATCTGCATCTCCATTCAACACATACATTAAAACCACAAATGCTGGTATATATGACATACAATTTTCAGCACAAGTAGAAAAAACAGATTCTGGTACTGATGATATAACTATTTGGTTAAGAAAAAATGGTATAGATCTTACAGATTCAGCTACAAAATTAACATTATCTGGGAACAGTACTAAAGTAGTAGCTGCTTGGAATTGGTTTGTTTCCTCAGCCGCAAATGATTATTATCAGATCATATGGGTATCAGCTGATACGGGTATGAGATTATACGCTGAACCCATAAATGATACACCCGGGATTCCTTCTGTAATATTAACAGTAAACCGAGTAGATCAATTCTTAAGCAACACAGGTTCATTTAGTGGTTCATTTACAGGAACATTTACGGGTTCGCTTCAAGGAACTGCTACAACGGCATCATATACTCCTTCAATTTCAGGTACAGACAATTACATTGCTCGTTTCAATGGCACTAGTGCAATAGAGAATAGCATAATATATGATACAGGTACTAATATTGGTATTGGAACTACTAGCCCCGGATCTCTTCTTCAAGTAGGTTACCAAAATACAACTACAGATGCTTTAATTAGACTTGGAATATCATACGACGGAAGCCGT